CCCTCCGGCCATTCGCCCTTTCAGGCTGCACGCCGGCGCTTGCCGGCGGCGGGTTGCGAGGGGGCAGGCCGGCTTACCAAGCGGGGCGCCGGCGGTGCCGACGGCGCTGCGGGCGCCCTGCCGTGCGCGACGGCAAGGCCCCGTTCGATCATGTCGGCGACCTCGGCTTCCGGAAGGCCCATCTCGGCGGCGGCTTGCGCCACCACTTCATCGCGGGACCGCGCCGGCGGCGGCACCGGCCGCGCCTCGCGCTCGGCCTCGGCGATCAGCGCGGGAATGGCCAGGACGGCGCGGTTCTGAACGGTGGCGACGGCCTCGCAGAGCGCGGAGACAATGATGCTCGCCCCCTCAGGCATATCGAGATCCTGGCGGCGCTGGCCGATATAGTCGCTGAGAAGCTCGGCGACATAGGCGCAGGTCTCCAGCGCTTCTTGCGGGTGGCACGGATCGAATTCGATGGTCAGCATGGGCTGGCACCTTGTGTCCTCGGTTGCGGACACCGCAGGCGGCTTATCAAGGCCACCTGGCGGCGGGAGTGTTGATAACCTGACCGAGGACAGGCCGCGCTTCTTCCCCTTGCGGGTGTTGTATCCGCGCGCACCCCGCCATAGGGCGGCGTCCGGGCAAGCTCCGGACATGGCAAACCCCGCGCAGAGTTCCGGCGGGGGTTCCGCCTCAGTTTCTCCGCCCCGGCTTGCTCGGCGCGGCCATCCCCACCGGGGAAGGGAGTTATCACGCTCCGAGGCGGAAGCTACGCGGCCGTGGAGTCCGGGGTCAAGCGCAGACCTCACGGCCGCCCAACTGCTGCATCTGCTTGGCCGCGTGCCTGGACCGTTGCGGCCCTGGCACGCGGCACTCCACCATCGGTGACGCCAACCACCCGATGGAGGAACTGATGGAGGAAGGGTCGATCGAGCACCGCCTGGAGGTAGTCGAGCAGGAGATGCGCGACGTGATGGGCCGCCTGGCCGACGCGGAAGGCGAGGCGATGTTCGCGGGCCAGGTCGCAGCCTTGGCGCTCAGCTGCCTCATCGCCTCAGGGACGCTCCCGGCGGCGTCGGCCCGCGAAGCAATCGATCGGCTGCTGCTCGCTTTCGAACAGGCGCAGGCCCAGGGCATCCTGGTTCCTCGGGCGGCCGAGCACGCGCGGTCACGGACCGAAGCGACGCTTCGACCGCTTCTCGGACCTCGTCCTGCACGCGGCTGAGCCATCGTGCGAGAGGCGATGTGGGGGCGGAAGGGCGGGCGCTCATGCGCTTCCCACCAACAGGCCCTGATCCACGTCGATCTGGACGCCAGGGGTTGCGCTGCGGGCGCGGACGTTCACCCGATCGTCCCGAACCTCCACCTGGATCGTCCCGCCGATCCGCGCCTCCCGGCCGGCGGCGCCGGCGCCGTCCATGGCGCCGGACGGCTCGCCGAAACCCATGCGCCGGAGGATGCGGCCCGGACCGTCCGGCCCCTGGATGCGCGGCCCGGTCCGCTCGGCTTCCGGCGTGACCTGGCGCTGCAATCCGAGGAAGCGCTCAATCGCCTCTGAGGCCGACTTCAGAGCGTTCTGTATCGTGGCCATCTGCTCGCCGAACCACTCCGCGATGCCGTCCCAGTTGCGGCGGATCGTGAGCCCGGCAACGGCCAAGGCGCTGATCGCCGCCAGCGCGGCGCCGGCCGGCGTGGTGGCGAGCGCCACGCCAAGGACCGTCAAGGCCGTGATGAGCGGTGCGAAGGTGACCGCCGCCAGGGCGACAAGGGCCGCGTCCAGCGCGTCGAAATCGCCCAGCACCGGGCGCAGAATGGCGCGGAACCGCTCGAACACGTCGCCGACCCCCCGCATGACATTGCCGAGCCGCTCGAACAGGCCGGGCACGCTCTCCTGTCCGAAGAGGAAGCGCTCCATGCGCTCGAACGCCTGCACCATTGCGGCAGAGGTCCTCTGCGCCCAGCTCGCGGCGGAGCCGTCGCGCTGAAGGCGGTCGCTGACGCCGAGCAGCCTGTCCAGCCGCCCCTTCAGCCAGTCGAAGACGCCCGCGTCCATGACCTGTGTTGCCAGCCGGCGCCATGCGGCTTCGAGATTGGAGGTCATCCCGTACCATGTGCGGGACATGTCTCGGGTGGAGCCCTCGTAGCGGCTCCGCAAGGCGCCAAGCAGCCCCGCCGCGACGCGCACGCGGTCGCTTTGCCGCTCGATGAGCTTCATGGAGCGCCCCGTCGCGGTGATCCATGTCGCCTCGATGTTCTCGCCGACGATCCGTGTCTGGATGCCGAAGCGCTCCAGCGGATCGAACTCGCCGCGCAGGGCCGCGCCGAAGGCTTCCACGGCATCGGTCACATCGGTGAAGCGCCCGGCCGCCGCGTCGCCGAGGTCGCGCAGCGCGGCAAAGGGATCGCTGACGTTCATGTCGCGGAGCCGGATATAGCTCTCCACCACCCCGGCATCGTTGAACGGGGTCGCGTCGGCGAAGTCCCGCAGCCGGCCGAGCACACGCTCCGCATTCTCGGCTCCGCCTTCGATGCGGCCGAGCATGACGCGGAAGCGCTCCATGTCGGCAGCGCCCCGGATGAAGATCGCGTTGAAGCCCACGGCGGCGGCGGTGGCGGCGCCGGTCGCGATGCCCACGCGGCCCGCGACCTGGCCGAGCGCCGAACCGGCGCGGCTTGCCGCCGCCGCAAGCCGATCGAGGCCCGCCGCATTGCCGAGGTTCGCAGTCGCGGCGGCAATGCGCCGGATCGGCGTCGTCAGGCCATCAAGGCGGCGCTGCACGTTCTGGAGCGGCGCCGAGAGCCGGTCGACCGCCGTCAGCAGGACTTCTAGCTTCATCGCGATCGCGCCGCCCCGCTATCCCTTCCGCGCGGTGACCTGGTGCCACCGCTCGGCCCGCGCGATCAGGAAGCGCAGCTCGGCGGCGGACCAGCCGCGCCAACCATCGGCGATGCCGAAGGTGCCGAACACCAGCGTCAGCCCGTCTTCCCAGTCGGCAGGCCAGAGGGCAAAAAATCCGCCACCTTCGCCATCACCACCATGCCGTCTTGCATGCTGAGGGCGTCGAAATCGGCCGCCGACAGACCGCAGGACAGGCAGACCAGGGCGCGGAGGAAGGAACCCTTGTTCGCCATGTTGTCGGAGGCGTTGATCGCCTCCACCAGGTCGCCGGCGACCAAGGGGCGGAAGGTCAGCTCGGCTACGCGGTCGACAACCTCGCCGGTGGCCTTGCTGCGCCGCTCGATCGGCGCGCTGAGCGTGATCGTGTTCATATCTGCCTGCTTTTCAGAGGGTCGGGGGACCAAACGGACAACCTTGTCCGTTTGGTCGTAGGCTTGCGTCCGATCAAAGCGACAAGGCTGTCGCTCTGGCAGCGCGACGAGTGGGATATCCACAGAACGCCGCAAGAAGGGCCGCTGGCGGGCTCTGGCAATTCCCCGCCTCCCAGGCATCGCCCGGCGCGCCGACCCGGCTCTTACCATGCTCTTTCGGCTCTTATTCGGGCGTCTGGGGCCGGGGCGCATGGCTGGCCGATCAGTGGGCGGCCGAGGCGGGCGGCGCCAGTCCGGCGCGGTCCCCGAAGGCATCGTGCCAGGCCGTGGCGCGCACCATCAGACGAACGGCTTCCGCTTGCTTGAACGAAAGGCGCGCCATCAGGGCCGCGATGGGGGCCGCTTCGGGCGGCAGGCCATGAGCCTCCAGCGCTTTCTGGATGCCAAGGTGGGTGGCGCGATGCACCGAATGGGCGATGATCGCCGCGTTCAGCAGCATGTCCATTTCCACCACGTCGCACGGCGCATGATCCAGGATGATCCGCTGCGCGATGTCTTCCAGCACGCGGCAGGTTTCCAGCGCAGCCGGCGACAGCGCCATCAGCCGCCACAGATGCGTGGGCATCTCCAGATCAGGCATCACTCAGCCCCCGCGCGTCGCTACGCGAACCGCCTTCTCGAAGGGGATGCCCTTCGCTTCGGCGATCGCCTCGGCCTTGCGCGCCAGGGCGGCGCCATCGGGATCGGCGGCGTAGCCGTGCGGAAGGGCCATGTCGGCGGTCGGATCGCCGAGCAGGCCATCCGGCTTGGCGACCTCGCCGAAGGCCACCATTACCGGCAGCGAGGACAGCAGGCGGCGCAGCGCCTCGCGCTGGGGCACATGCTTTTCCTCGCCGAACTCTGCGAAGGATACCGAGAAGTCCTGCGGCGCCGACGCCAGCAGCGCCGAAGCCAGGTCGTAGAGGCGCATCGGTAGTCTGCCTTGCTTCACAAGGCCCTCGCAGAACTGGACTGCCTCACGCTCCACGTTCTTGCGCTCGCGCGTTTCCAGTTCGGCGAGGCGGGCCAGCATGCGGCCGTTGGCGCTGGCCGAACCATCTGCGACGCCGAATGCTTCCGCGTCGTGCGCGAAGTCCAGCGCGCCTTCGTCATCCGACGCGAAGCTCACGGGCTTGAGGCCCGGCACCGCCGGCGCGGCCGCGCCAAGGAAGCCGACATGCCGCAGGTAGAAGACGCCAGGGCGCGGATTGGCCGGCGCATCGGGCCTGAAGAAGCTGGCGGACACCTTCTGGTAGCGCTTCGCCTTCACTGCCTCGGCGAAGCTCGGTTCTAGGTCTGCGATGTAGGCGCCCAGCGTGCCCTCGGCGAAGTCCAGGCCCTTCACCCATCCGAAGGCCGGCTCGTTGGTCTTCGGATGGCCGACCACGACAGGCGCCGGCGATTTCGCATCGTCGTAGCTGGTCGCGATCAGCCGGAGCGTGTCTTCGCGGAATTCGACCTGGTTGCCGGTCGAAGAGGTGAAGCGGCCTGGCCGCATGATCTCGACGCGGTGCATAGCGGCGCCTCAGGCGATCGCGTTCTGGATCAGGTAGCCCGCGGAGACGCCGGTCAGCAGCGGAACCCGCTCGTAGTTCACGCCGTAGATCCAGCTCTTCGCGTCGCCATCCCACCGCGCCTGCTCAACGAAGGGATGCCCGATCATGCGGTAGGTGTAGCCGAAGCTCGGCTCTTCCACGCCGCCAGGCTCCTCCGGCGCGTAGGCGAGGATCACATCCTTGCCCCAGATGTCGGTGAAGGTGCCGGACATCGGTTCGGTCAGCGGTTCCGCGCCGCTGGCTTGCACCGCGCCGGCCACCACCACGCGGCGCACACCGAAGATGTTGGCGAGCTGCTCGGGCGACAGCGCGCCGCCCTTGTTGTCCACCGTGTTCAGCAGCGCCGGATGACGGCGCGCCACACGATACACCGGGGCGGGGAGCAGGGCGACGTTCGGATACATGCCCGTCGCGAGCCTCACCGCCTCCATGCCCGCATCCACGTTGTTCAGCGGATTGGAGACCCCGCCGGCGAAGTCCGACCACTGCGACGTGCCGGAGAGGACGGTCTTGTTGGCTGCCGGGTAGCTCGCCGGGTTGCGTGCCAGCGCGGCCTGGTCGATCTCCAGGCCCAGCATCAGCGACCGCATGACAACGTTGGTCGCCCTCATGCCAAGGTCCACATCCGCGACTTCCTGCACGTCGCGGTTCATCTCGCGTGGCACCGCTGCATCGAGCGCCTCGTTCACCAGCCGGTAGGGCTGGCCGAAATGGCCGAACGGGACGCGCTTGGTGTCCGAGCCCGGCGCGCGGCGCGCGGCGTAGCGGACGAACGCCTCGCGGCCGAATTCGATCACCTGCCCGCCGGCCGTGGGCACATCCACCGCCGGGAACAGCGCCATGCCGGCCAATTCGCCGTTCCGGTAGCCGCGCACGTGGCGGGTGAGGACGGGGTCAACAAGGCGCGCCTGGCGCAGCGTCATGGACATGGTTCAGATCTCCCGGATCAGCGGCGCAACAGGACTTCGATGAACCGGCCGGCGCCGCTGGCGGCCTGGAGCGCATCGCCGACCGCATAGATCGGCGGCTCGGCGCCGGTGATCACGCTCGGGCCATTCGCTGCGATCGATGTGACCGCAGTCCCGCCGGCGACGACGGTAAGCACTGCCGCCGGGACCACCCGGCCGCTTGCGTCCATCGCCACTGTCTGACCCACCGTGATTGCCGCGCCGGTCTCGCAGATGGCGGTGCCGCACGCTATGACCGCGACATCCTCGCCGGCAGCGTTGGCAGCCTGCGACGCGATACCCATGACCTTCTGACCGATCGCATTGGCCTGCGCGCCAGCGAAGGTGACGCCACGCCCGCGCGCCACCGCGCCGGCTGAGGTGACAGTCAGGGTGAGGATCGGAGCAGATTGCGTCACGTCGCGGTCTTCCTTTGCGAGCCGGTGAGGATGGCCAGGCGCGACCGGCGCGCGGCATCAGTCGTCATCGTCCAGCCCTGCGAAGGCTGGCGCCTTCGTCATCCTGGCGAGCTGGATGTACTTGTGAACCGCACTCTCCCCGACGCCGAGTGCGAGTGCGATCGCGGTGTAGCTCAGGCCAGCAGCGCGATAGACCCGCATGCGCCACGGCTTCGCCAGCGGAACCTTGAGGGTCTCCGCCCCGCGTTCCGCCGCAAGCCGCTTCGCCGCATCGTGGCCGATGATGACCTCAAGGGCCGAACCGGAAGGATCCACGGGAACCTTCACGCGCGTTCCGCCGCGCGCCTCGATCAGCCGCAGTAGCGCAAGGTGGCCGAGCGTCGTCGCGAGGAACGACAACTCCGCCGGCGGCGGATGCTTCGCGAGCGCGGCAAGCGCTCGGTCATCTCCCACCCCCG